CTCGGAGAGAGAGGCGCTACTATAGGGCCCCCGGGTCTGGACACTCCTTGTACACGAGATACTTGGAGAGAGGCTACTAACCTCTGGTCTTGAAAAGGGTTTCATCGAAAGATGGGTCCCCCCCCCTATATAGCCACTTGGCATGTGACCCCCCGACCACGTCCCATGGATTTACCTCCGTGGATTGGCAGTGGTGCGTACGCTTTTCATCACTATTATTATAATGATTCAAGCAATACACACCTGGTTAACTGCTAGAGGAGGGCTCCGGCAACTGCCGAAGTTCCTGAGCCTCTTATTTGGGGTAGGTTCTTCTCTTCGAGCGGACTTCACAGTCCTTGCTCGGAAAGTCGAGCTCCTATACCGCCGTAACGGTGCTACATTCACAATCACGTACTTGAAAGAGTGCGTAAGAGTGGTGCAACACTATTCGGCAGGTGTCCCATTACGAGTCTGTGAAGGCTCAGTCATGGTTGGGTTGAGTGGAGGTCTTCCGACACTCCTTCCCACACGGCTTAGAGGATGGGTTCGGTCCGGACATACTATTTGCACTGTTTGTGCTCTTAGTATTCTTGGTGTATACCGAGGGTTAGTAACCCCCGGCGTACTCAAGATAGAGTCAATTGTCGGTCCTTTCACCGGTAAGGTTGAGGACTGGCAAGACTTTAGTTCGTTCCTGCCCAAATTCTTTGCCATGTTACCCCGACGGATCACCTTGGGTCGACCGTCTTTTGCCGTCCTCTCCACCTCAGTTGGTCCCAATGGTGGCCGGGCGTCTATCTCAGCGTTGAAAGACGCAGCAGTACTAAAGTACTGTGAGAAGACTAACCTGACACACCTATTGAGCTTCGTGAGACACGCCTATGGTACTCGCTGGTATTGGGCTTTCCGATTAGTAATCGGTTGGCTTGCTTTCGTTTACTCAGTTTGTGCGTTACGGTTTCCGTTCGAATGGGTCTCTACCCGTAAGGGTATTGATTCAAACGATCCAGATTCTGTAATTGCACCTTCCGAGGGACGAATTCGTCGTTTCCTTAACAGGATTCGATATAACCTCCGTGTACTTCTAGGTATGCGCTTACGGGTTTCTAAACTGGGCCTTACCGCCAGGCTTTCTCGGTTAAACGAGGCAGCTGGGAAAATCCGAGTAGTTGCGATTGTAGATTTCTGGACGCAGATGGCTTTAAAACCACTGCACAGAGCTATTTTCGCAGTTCTACGGGAAATTCCTAATGACGGTACATTCGGTCAGGAGGCCTGTGTTGACATGCTCCGACGTAAAGTCGGAGAAGGTCTAATTCAGGCACGGGACAGTGGAGCAGCGTTTACCGCTTACTCTTACGATCTATCCTCGGCGACTGATCGAATCCCTGTCGATATCTACCAGTTTATGCTAACACGACTCTTTGATGGGTCGTTCAGTGTCTTCTGGCGTGCTCTACTGACTTTCCGTAATTGGGAAGACAGATGGAGCGAGTTCGACCACCTTGGTGGAAGAACTGATCATCGAGAGGATCGACAGTATGCCGTAGGGCAACCTATGGGTGCCTACTCTTCCTGGGCCATGCTGGCACTTGCACACCATGCAATTGTCCAGTACTGCGCTCACTTGGAGGGTATCCAGGGATGGTTCGGGGAGTACGGTATTGTCGGTGATGACGTTGTTATACTTAACGACGCCGTCGCTCGACGTTACCTAGCCGTAGTGACCGGTTGGGGAGTGTCGATATCAATGAGTAAATCACTGGTGTCGAGCATTGGGACCTTTGAGTTCTGTAAAAGGCTCATTGGTCCTAATGGGGATCTTTCTGGTATTCCCATAGGCCTGATTTATCAAGCCTTCAAGAATCCAGAAGATTCAGCCACACTCTTTGCACACGTGCATCGAAGAGGCCATTCCCTTTTCCCTATAGCTATAGCTAGAACCGTTGCTTTCTTGCTCCGGGTCCCACCTCGGTTTACTACACCGATTTGGGATCTCCAGAACCGAATGAGCATAGTTTTTGCTATGTTGGTTCAGCCAGGATTCCCGCTGTGGCAAGGTATCTCCCTTGTACAACAACTTCCTTCTCTCACTGTAGAGGCTCTTGATGAGTGGGTG